CTTCGGGCGCTTGAGCGAGCGCTACCGCCTTTTGAGTGGAGGGCGGTCCAGCTCTGGCTGACCACGTTCTACCCCTACCAGCTCGAGTGGCTGCTCGACTGGGGGCGGTTCGCGCTGGTCAACAAGTGCCGGCAGAACGGCTTCAGCCACACCATGGCAGCCGCTGGCGTCCTCTGGGGCCTGTTCGGCGAAACGACCACGGTGGTCAGCATCGGCGAGCGCGAGGCCGTTGAGGTCCTCGACAAGTGCGCCCGGCACGCGGTGGCGCTCGGTCGGCTCGGCTCACTCTGGGCCCGCTGTCGACCGACCCAGAAGCGCGTCAAGCTCGCCAGCGGTGGGCGCATCCTGGCCCTGCCCAGCACGTCGGGCGGCCGGTCCTACTCGGGCAACGTCATTCTGGACGAGGTCGCCTACCACGCCCAACCCGAGGAGGTCTGGGACGGCGCCGCCGGCACCGTGATGCACGGCTACAGGCTTCGCGCTGGCTCGACCCCCAACGGCGTCGGGAACTTCTGGCATGGCCTCTGGACCGATCCGAAACAGCACGAGGGCTATCGGCTCCATGAGGTCGACATCGACACGGCCCGGACGCAGGGCCTCAAGGTCAGCGACAAGGAGTGCTGGCGCATGGCTCGCGGCGATCCGCGTGTCTATGACCAGCTGTTCCGCTGCAAGTTCGTCGACAACCTCCAGCAGTACCTGCCGACGGCGGCCATCGAGGCGTGCACCGTCGACAACGCGTTCTGCTACCAGGGCCAGTGCTTCGCCGGCCTCGACGTCGGCCGCACCAGCGACCGCACCGAGCTCGTCATCATCAAGGTGGCGCCCGACGGGGTTCGCTGGCTCCAGCACGCCGAGGGGCGCAGTCGCACGAGCCAGGAGGACATCGACAACCTGGCCGCACTGGCCTTTGGCCCGAAGTACCGATGCCGTCGACTATGCGTGGACGCCACCGGGCTTGGCACCTTCCCCGCCGAGAAGCTCCAGAAGAAGCACGGGCGAACGCGAGTCGAGCCCGTCAACTTTACCCTGAACGTCAAAGAGGACCTCGCCACGGGCATGTACTGGGCTTTCACCGAGCCCAGCCCCGCGCCTCCCGACGCTGACGAGCACGAGCCGCAGCGCGGCATGGTGCGCATCCCCCGGGACGACACGATGCTGCGCGACGAGCTGTGCTCGATCCGGCGCATCGTCACCTCGGCGGGAAACGTCCGCTACGACGCCCCCCAGACCGACAAGGGCCACGCCGACCGCGCCTGGGCCCTTGCGCTCGCCCTGCACGCCTGTAGCGGCCCCGACCGCCGGCGCCACGTCGTCCACGACCACAACACCCACGACCAGCAGCCGAGCGCCGCTGGGTTCATCTTCGAATGACCGATTTCTCCAAGCTCGAGGGCCACGGCGAAGCCTCCAAGGCCGTGCTGGCCCACCTGTCGCCGCGCGCCAAGCGGCTGGCAGAGCTGGAGCGGTGGGTCAAGGGCACCCAGTACACGGGCCGGCCGCACTTCTTCAGCGAAGAGGCGCCGCTGAGCGAGCGGGCCCCGTGCATCATCTATCCGATCGTGCGGGCTGCCATCGACAGCTTCGTCGACCTGGTGCTCGGCGAGGGGCGGTTCCCGACAGCCAAGATCGGCAACACCGACGAGGACAGCCCCTGGGATGACGAGGACGCCCTCGAAGATGACGACCGCGAGCTCGGCGACCGGTTCGTGCTCGAATGCATCAAGCAGTCCCGTTTCGAGCGGGTGGCCCGCGAGTGCCTGGCCGCGGGGATGGGCTGCGGCAGCGCGGCGCTCGTGTTGGGCGCCCGCAACGGCAAGCTCATCGCCGACACCGTCAAGGCCCGCTGGTGTGAGCCGGAGCTCGACGTGGACGGCAACGTTGAGCGGCTGGAAATCAAGTACCCGTATCTCGAGCAGTACCAGGAGGGCCGCAGCCTGACCTGGAAGGTGCGCGCCCGCATGTACCGGCGGGTCATCGACAACGAGAAGGACACGACATACCATCCGGCCGAGATCGCCGCCGACGAGGCCGCGCCGGTCAAGTGGGTTGCCGACCCGGAGCGTACCCACGAGCACGGCCTCGGGTTCTGCCCCGTCGTTTGGTACCCGTTCATGCGCGGCTGCTCGGTGGAGGGGGTCTACGATGGCCACGCCATCCACGAGAACCTGCTGGACGAGGTGGAGGCGCTGGACTTCTCGCTCTCGCAGCGACACCGGGCGGCCCTGTACGCCGGCGATCCACAGTGGACCGAGATCGGCGTGGAGCCCGGCTCCAACCCGTCGAGCGCCGCGGTGCGCAAGGGGCACCCGGCCTCACCCAAGGGCGGCGAGCACCCCGACGACGCCACGTGTGTCTACCAGGCCGGCCCCAGCAAGGTGCGCAAGGGCCGCAAGAAGAGCCCCGGCGACGTCTGGCAGTACGAGGCCCCCGACGTCCAGGTGAAGCTCCACACACTGCCCGGCGAAGCGCTCAAGGCCATCGACGACCACTGCAACGATCTACGCGGCAAGCTGGCCGAGGCGCTGAGCGTGGTGTTCCTCGACCTGGACACCGTGCGCTTCGTGACCAGCGTCAGCGGCAAGGCCCTGGAGGCGCTCCGCTCACGGCAGATCGACCGCTGCGACCAGATTCGCGACGACGTGGAGGACGGCCTGATCATCCCCTCGGCGACGATGCTGCTCCGCATCGCCTACGTGCTGGGCAAGGCGGGCAAGCTCCAGGTGCCTGGGCTCAAGCAGGTGATCCCCATCTTCGGGCGCTGGGACGACGACAAGGGGGACGGCGATGCCGTGGCAGCCGCCTAGTCTGAGCGTCACCTGGCCGCCGTACTTCCGGCCCACGCCGGAGGACCAGAAGGCCCTGGGCGACACGGTGCGCGACGACCTCGACGCGAACCTGATCACGCTCAAGACCGCCGTAGAGAAGCGCGCCGAGTTCTACGGCATCAAGGACGTGGCTGCCTACGTCGAGGAGCTGGAGCAGGCGAAGGCCGACAAGATGGCCGAAATGCACGACGCCATGGCGGCGATGGGCGCCGGCGCAGACAACGACGACGACGACCCAGACGGCGACGACGATGGCGACCAAGGTCAGAAGGATCCCCCGAAGGTGGGCGCGCCTGTACCGCCGAAGCCTGGCGGCAATGCTCCGCGAGGAGGCAAAGCTGCTCCGGGCGCTCCGGGCAACGGTGGCGCTCGCCGTCGCAAGGGCCGAGGGAAACGGCCACCGAAGGGTGACCGAGGCGGCCCTGCTGCTCCGCGTCGCGGCTGAGCGCATCATCCGGGCCGGCCGGCTCAACGCCAAGACCGCGGCGCACGCCACGCTGGCCCAGCAGCTCGCCCTGGCCGCCGAGGAGGCACCCTACCTGCTGCCGACCGAGGAGCTGGTGGGCGAGGACGAGGACGACCGGAAGTGGGCGCTGTGGCTCGGGGCCAACCTGGCCCGCCGGTTCCGCGCCCTGGCCACCGGACAGCTCGAGGAGGGCGCCAAGCCCCGCGAGGCGGTCGCCGTCGCAGCCAAGGGCCTGGACGGCCGGCTCCGCGTCATCGCCACCACCGAGACGGCGCGGGCATACAACGTCGAGCGCGAGGCCGAGCTGAGCAACTACTTTGAGCGCTCCAGACTCCAGGTCGCCGCTGACGAGGGTCGACTGGCCGCCGAGCTCGACCAGACGCCCGCCCCGCAGCGTCGCCCCTTCCCCGCCGTGGCGGGCACCCTGGTGCCCTTCAAGTGGTGGAACGCCGCCGGCGACAAGCGCACGTGCGGACGGTGCGACCAGCTCGACGGCACCGTGCTCCCGCTGAACATCCCGTGGCCCGACGGGCCGCCCGGCTCCATCCACCCCAACTGCCGCTGCACCGACGACATTATCCTGATGCCCGCTTGGACCGAGTGGGACGCCGCCGCCTGAGCCCATGAACCGCAAAGCCTGGTACATCCTGAATCGCCGCGACTTCAAGGCGACGAACATTGGCGGCTGCATCCTCTGGCTCCGCGGCGACATGGGCATCACCCCGAACGGCGCCAACGTTGCCGGGTGGGCGGACCAGAGCGGGCAGGGGAACGACGCGGCACAGGCGACGCCCACAGACCAGCCCGCTTTCGAGGCCGCGGGTGGGCCCAACGGGACGCCGTGTGTGACGTTCGATGCGGCGAATACGGAATACATGAGCGTCGCCGGCATGACCGATGCGTCGCACGACTACACCGTGTTCTGCGTCTATGACC